ATGTGTGCAACAGCCAAAGATGCCGTGGTGCTGCTTTCGGGCGGGCTCGATTCCACCGTGACCGCCGCACTGGCGCTCGAACAGGGGTTTGCGCTCAATGCGCTGACGATCGACTACAACCAGCGGCACCGGTGCGAACTGGAAGCCGCGCGCAAGGTGGCGGAGCGGCTGGGTGCGCATCGGCACGTGGTCCTGCCGCTCGACCTGTCACGGTTCGGCGGATCGGCGCTTACTGCCGATATTGCCGTGCCCAAGGGCGGCGTGGGCGAGGGCATCCCGATTACCTATGTTCCGGCGCGCAATCTGGTGTTTCTTTCGCTCACGCTGGCATGGGCGGAAGCGATCGGCGCCCGCGATATCTTCATCGGGATCAATGCCCTCGATTATTCGGGCTATCCCGATTGCCGGCCGGAATTCATTGCCAGTTTCACCGAAACCGCACGGCTGGCGACGCGCGAGGGTGTGGACGGGAACGGCTTCCGCATCCACACCCCGCTGCAATATTGGGACAAGGCACAGATCGTGACCGAAGCGGACCGGCTGGGGCTCGATCTTTCGCTCACATGGTCGTGCTATGATCCTGCCGAGGACGGCCGTGCCTGCGGCCTGTGCGACAGCTGCCGGTTGCGCGCCAAGGGCTTCGCCGAAGCCGGCCTTATCGATCCCGTGCCCATGGCCGCGCATCCCTGATGGGGACACCGGCGGCAGGAGCCGGTTCTCAACCCTGCGCGAAAACCCCGCACGCAATCCGGCTGCCCGCGCTGCCCGTTGGGTCGGTCACGTAATCGTCCGGAGCGGCGTGGACGACGATAGCCGTGCCGTTGCCGTCGAAGATATGACCCAGCACTGCCGCCCGCGTTCCGGTCAAGGTGGCGGTCGCACTGCCGCTACCCGATGCTGACAGGGTGATATTCGGCAGATCGCCCAGATGCGCGCCGGCGGGATTGCGCAGGCCGTGCTGGTTGCCCGCAGGATTGAGGTGACTTCCCGCCGAGGTAAAGCCCGGCGCGGTGCAGGTGCCGGTCTCGTGCAAATGCACCGCATGAACGGCGGCGCCGCCCTGGGTGGTCAGCGCGATATTGATGGTCACCGCATCGCCTTGCGCAAACAGCCGTGCCGTGCCCATCTGGGCACCGGCTTCGTTGCGAATAACCGCTTGGCCGAGCTGCGTGGGAGCGCTCTCCATCGGCGTTTGGCACGCTGCCAGTGCCGTTAGCGGAAGTAATGTTGCGATGACCTTGTTCACGATTTTGGTTCCCTTTGGCTTGTGGTCTGAACACATGAACCTGCAAAAGGGTCCGCGTTCATGCAAGGATGCCGACTGATACCAGAGCCGCGATCAGTCCGGCAATGGCAGCACGCGCTTCAGCATCGACTACCCCGCCGCCCGCCGGCGGCGATACCTGCCCGGCACGTTTCCAGGTTCCATCGAAAACCGCCAACTTGCCGGCAGCCAGGTCGAACACCTGCATCCCCTGAACGGGCGTCGCGAACAGCCATTCGCCGGCCTGCCGGCAGGCAAGCTCCCCGGCATGACCGGCCCATTCCCCGGCAGGAGCAGCCCCGACCAGCCATGATTTCCCAGCGGGCGGTGACGCCGGGGGGGCATCGAGCTCGTCTTCGATCACCGGGTGCATCAGTGCATCCAGGCGGGCGAGCGCCTCGTTGACGAAGAACTCTTTCTGCGATTGTCCCGAAAACAGAAACGGCAGCGCGAAACGGGGAGTGGCAGAGGTAAAGCTGATGGGATCGGTCATGGTCTCGCTTTCGTCAAATGCTGGCAAGGAGGAGCGGTTCGGAACGGGCGAAGCTGCCGATCTGCCGCACCCACAGCGATGCCCCCGGGTGCAAGGTCTGCAACTGGCTGCGCAGGGCGGCGCCAATCGACAGCTGCGGCACGCCCACTTCCCATGTCGCTGCCGGCAGGGCCGGATTGCCGAGGCCCACTTCGTAGCGCTCGGACTGTTCCGCCAGCGCCGGTTCGACCGTGCCGTCCCAGTTCCATGCTCCGCGCGCCCGGCGGGTCCAGGCCAGGGTCAAGGCTCCGCCCGGTGCAACATTGGCGCGCGGATGGACCGGGGTGAGTGGGCGCAGGGTGGCCCCGAACCCGGCAATCGGCGCACCGACTGCTTCAGCATCGGCAAGGCCAATGGCGGAGATGGCGGCGGCATTTCCTATTATTGCCGGTTCGAGCCGAACCGGCCGGTCATCGAGCAGGGCGAAGGCCGTCCCCGGCGGGTGGCTTGCCAGCGCATGGTGTTCGGTTCCACCGCGTCCGCGCAGGATCCCGCTCAGGCGCCACAGGCCATTGCCGAGCAATTGGGCGGTTGCGAACTGGATGATCTCGGCAGCCACGATCGCCCGGTTGGCCCCTTGCGCCAGATCCTCGATCAGGCGGGACGTCAGCGCGAAGTCGGGCGATGCCAGCTGCACGTCGAGCACGCGGGAGCGACCGAGCAGATGCGGATCGCCCGGGGCAAGCGGGGTGAGCGTGGAACCGATAATGCTGCGGCGGTTGCCGGTGCCCGCCAGCGGAACGAGCCCGCCCGCGCGGTCGACATAGAGCATCGCCCCGGTCCAGCCGCCCGACGATGACGAAGCGGCCGCGAACACCTGCCTCGCTTCCGCCGAACCCTGTCCGTCCCAGGGAAGTTCGAACGCCAGCAGCTGCGTGGGGGTGGCGGGCAGATCTGCCGCTGCCAGGCTGCGTCCGGGATCACCGGTGGCGCTGGCGCGGCGCGCATTGGGCTGGCGCAAAAGCTCCAATTCGAGCCCGCTCTCGCGCCATTCCCAGCTTTCGACCCGCCAGCGACCGGGACGGTCCGGCACGCGCACCAGCGATCCGGGGCGAAGCGAGGGGTCAAGCTCGGCAATACGCCAGTTGATCCGGTCCTGCGACCAGCTCTGCCGCTCTGCCGCCTGTTCCGCCAGGTCGCGGGCATCGGCGGCGGCGAGCGCTCCGGGAAATTCGGTAATGATGTCGCGGCCCGCTGCGGCGCGGCCCCCGGCGCGTTGCAGGCTCGGCTGGTAATCGCGGTTGACGTCGTAATAGCGGATTCCTGCCGGAACATGGCGCAGAGCGGCCGAGTGGTGGGCTGAATGGCCCGCCGGCCCTCCGAAGGATTGCTCCTCGCGGTCGACCACGGCTTCGGGCAGCAACACCGCCGTTTCCCCCTCTGCCTCGGTCGAAAACAGCGAGAGCGCCTGTCCGCTGGTGTCGCACGCGAGCGGATAGACCTGCGCGATGGCGGCCAAGGTGCCGCGCAGCGGTCCGCCCTCGTCGGAAAAGCCGCGCAAGCCATCCAGCGCGCGGGCAATGTCGTGGGGCGGGGCGAGCGGTGCGAGCACATCCTGCAGCCGCACTTCGCCGGTGTCGGCGACAATCTCGAAGGTGAGCGCCGGGATGCGATTGCCGAACTCGCCCAGTTGCAGCGCCTCGAACACGCAATAGGCCCGCCCGCGAAAGGCCGGGCAGTGCGGCCCCTCGGCCGAGGCAAGCAGGGGATCGGGGAGCTGGTCGCCGTGGCCGGTGTAGAAGCGGACTTGGCCGCCGACCTTGAGATCGCCGCCGGCCCCGCGCAGCAGGTTGCCATCGGCCCAGATGCGGCCGACCGACACGATCGGCCGGCTGGCCAGCGCCACGGCGAAGCTGGCCGAATAGCTGTAGGTCCTGGTCGAAGGGCTACCCTTGCCGCCGCTGACCATTTCGCGCGATTCGGCAATATCGGTCGCCCAGATGATGCTGCCGCCGGCGCGCATCGTGCCGAAATGCCGGGGGATGGGCATGCCGTAGCTCGAAGTCGTCACCGGCAATTCATTGAGCCGCGCCCCCTCGCGGGCGGATGGCTTGAAGATCAACTGGTCGATCTGGTTGCCGACCAGAGCGCCAAGCCCGCGACCGAGAGGGCCGCCGAAGATGCCGCCAACGGCGCTGAGAACGAGTGTGGCCATGGGGTTTCTCCAGTTCAGGCAAGACGCCAGCGGCGCATCACGGGCCACGGCAGCGGCGGCGGGGTGATCACCACGCGGCGCAGTTCGGCATGGGCGTGAACGATGCCGGCGCTGCCGAGGCTGATCGCCAGGTGCCACTGCGACGGCGACGGGCGCAGCAGCAGCACATCCCCGCGCGCCTCGCCGCCAGGGGCCGGCTGCAGGCCCGCGCCGGGCGCGATGTCGAGCAAGCGGTGCAGGTCGTGCTGGCGCAAGGTGTAGGCAGGCAGGACAGCCACGGGGCGGCCGACCATTTCCAGCGCCGCCACGACCAGGCCGATGCAGTCCAGCCCGGTGGCGGGATCGCGCCCGCCTAGGCGGAACCGCGCGCCAACGAGCCCGCTGGCGGCGCTTGCCAATGCTGCCCCCGGCCCGGTCATTCGGAACCTGCGGCGTAGCGGCCGAGCAGATCGTTCCCGGGAAGGAACGGCTCGCCCTGGAAATTCAGCCCGTTGCCGAACCGCGCCGCGCAGGTCGCCAGCGTGTGATCGCATCCTTCGCGCAGCAGCATGCGGGTGCCGGCGGCGATCGCCTCGTCCAGCTGGCCATCGACAATCAGCCCGGCCGCGTCGGCGCCGATCACCTGCATGGTGACCCCGGCGTGCGGACCGTCGAGCCAGCGCAGCGAGCCGTGGAGCAGCAGCGCAGCGGCGGGGCTGCCGGTGCAGACGATTCGCCCGGTTTCGCTGTCGCTCGCGGTGACGACCGCCAGATGCGAGAAGCGGACCGGGCTGAGCTGGCAGGCAGGATCGCAGAACCGGGCGCGGCACGTGGGGCTGGTGCGCGGCACCGCGTCGATATCCAGCGCGGATTTGGCCGAGAGCAGTTCGGCTTCGAACCGGCCCGATTCCTCGCCGATCGCTCCGATCTCGCCGTGGAACAGGGTGACCTGCTCGAAGGTCTCCCAGTCGACGATGCCGATCGCGATGGCAGCGCCATCATAGCGTCCGCCGCGCAGATCCGCGCTCGAAATGGCATCATGCGCCAGCACGCCCTGCACCTCGGCCGTATCCTGCTCGAGCGCGGCCGTGCGGCGGATCGCAGCAGGTAGCATTCCGGGCGCGGCGCGGTGGCGCAGGCCGCCGAACACCAGATCGCGGTTGTGGCTGGTGAATCCCAGCGCCACCCCGTCGCGGCGGTAGATGCGCCAGAAGGTGGCCACCGCTTCGAGCTCCTTGGCGAAGAACACCCGGGTCATACGGCCTCGCGGATTTCGATCAGCGGCACCGAAGGCGCCTCGCCCGCGGCGAAGTTCACCGCGGTGATGTCCAGCCGATCCTCGGCGAAGCGCACCGGCACGTCGAACAGGAACCCGGCGCGCACGATCGCGCCAACCGCCGGAGCCTGCGCGAACACGATCTGCCCGCCGCCTGCCAGCGTCCACCCCGCCGCCAGCACCCCGTCGATGCTGACGCTGATCGATCCGGCGCGCGGCCGGGTGATCGGGCGGACCTGCGGATCGGGGCCGCTGCCGTAGGATTTGGCGAGCTGAAACGTAGCTGTCAGCCCGTCGCCGGTGCCGATCGGCTGATCGAGCATGGTCGGGGTCCCGGTCATCAGCCGCGAACTGAAATCGAACGGATCGGCCAGCAGAAACCCTTGCGCCGCGCCGCGCCGGGCGCGGAAGAATTCGAGCAGCACGCCCAGTTCCGCCTCCGAACGGATGCCGGGGCCGACGTCGTAGCGCAGCCGCGCATCGCTCCAGTGGCTGCCGCGGCGCTCGTGGCCCGAGGCGGTGAGCGCGATGCTGGTGGAGAATTCGGGGCTGACCCCGGCATCGCGGCCGGGGGCGAGCGGGTAGCGGGCATTGTCGAAGGCCTGCATGTCATCTCCTTCGGTAGGGGGGAGGCGGGTGAAGCCATCCCGGTTGATTTGCGGCAGCGCCCACACGAACCGGCGGGCCACGCCGCGCACGGTCGCCTCGTCGATGGCCGCGTCGATGCGCTGCCAATATTGGTCGGCGTCGCCCGCCTGAAGGACGAACCCGGCGAGATAATCCTGCTTCGTGAGCGGATAGCCGAGGCGCTGCTGCACGGTGGCGTAAGCGGCGTTACGCAAGGCTTCCGCGCCGGCGGTCAGCCAGTCGTAATCCTCCACCTGCAACCGGTCGTAAGCGGGCGAGGCCCAGCCGGTGGGCATGTTCGCCCGGCGCAATTCGGGCCGTGCGGCGTCGAGCACGGTCGGGGTGAACACCAGCAGATAGGTCGTCGCCGCGCCTCCCGCCGCCAGTTTCACCCGGTCGCGCAGCGCGGCGGTGGAGGCGGCGAGGGTCTGGCCTGCCCAATCGAGCAGCGCGAGCTGCGCCGCGTTGAGCGGAGCGGAAAGGTCGGCGATCTGCGGCACGGTGCCGCGCGCGGCCACCACCGCAGCATCATACAGGCAGATCTTGCCCGCCGGCGTGACCCACCACCACGGCTCGCCGATCTGGAAATGCACCGGCAGGTTCGCGGCGAGCACCAGCGCGGTGAACGCCGCGCCGACATCCTGCAACCAGCCCATCGCCGCCGCGTTGGCGGGCGAGAGCAGCGTGGAGGGCGGCACCCACCCCGTCAGCGCCTGCCCGCCATCATGCGCCCGCTGCGCCCAGGCAGGCGGGCAGTGTTCGGCGAGCAATTCGTAGGATAGCGAGAGTATCGGCTGGTAGCCAAGCCGCCCGCACCCGGCGAGAAACGCAGCGTGCCACGCCGCGCACGGCCCGCACAGTGCCGCAGGGGCAGCGGCGAGCAGCACTCCGGCCTGCGGGGTAAGCCGAAAATAATGGCTCATCCCGACATAGTGAATGATCGCCCCGCGATAGCCGAGCCCCAGCACCCCGCGCAGCAGGCGCTGCGGGGTGAGGTTGTAGCTGTCATCGTAAGCGGTCGCCATGCCGAGGTCGTGCGGCGGCACCAGCACGTCGCCGATGGTCAGCATCGCCCGGTCGCCTTCGCAGGTGATTCCGCTGAGTTCGACCCAGCCATCGGCCCGCGCTGCCAGCAAGGCATGGCTGGCCGCATCGTGCCCCGGCGCGACCAGCGACAGGAACATCCGGTCGATATCGCCCGGCCAGACCAGCTCGCCGCCCGCCTCCCACCCGCCGCGCAGCGCGGAGAACGGCAGCACGACCTCGGCATCGTCGGGCGCGCCGGTGGCGTAGTTCCACAGGCGCACATACCAGGTGTGCGCCGCGCCGCTCGCATCGCGCCCCTCGATCGTCAGCGTCGGCCCGCTCACCGCGTCGAGCGGCAGCACGCCCGCCGAACGCCAGCGGAACCGCAGCGTGGTGCGCGAATAATCGCGGTCGGTTTCGTAGGCGAGCAGCGGATGGTCGAACCGGTCGGTGCTGTCCCAGATCAGCCCGACCAGCGCGTCGGCATGGTGCATCTCGCAATCTAGGCGCAGCGCATCATGCGCGGTCGCGGTGACCGACGCCATCGCCGGGCGCGGGAAATCGACTGTCCAGAAGCGCGGGTCGAACCGCTGGAGGTAATCGCAATCCTGCCCCTGGCGGGATGTGGCGAGCCAGAAGGCCATGTCCGTTTTCCCTCAGACTTGAGACATCGCGCGGCGCACCGCGCTGGCGATCTGGCGGGTGGAGCGGCGCAGCATCACCGGGCTGTCGGTCCCGCGCGGTGCGGCCAGATTGATCGCGACCCGCACCTCGCGCGCGCTGCCGCCGCCGGTTTCGACCCGCCCTGCCGACGTGGGCACGAACAGTTCCGGCCCGCGTTCGCCCACCAGATAGGGCCTGCCCGGCGAAACAGGCCCGCCCGTTGCCCGGCCCGGCGCACCGAAAATGCTGCCGAGCACGGTGCTGAACAGCGATCCGAACAACCCCGCCGAACTGCCGCCGGCGCCGCCATTGGCGCTGCCGCCGCTGGCCCCGAAAATCTTGTCGAGCCCAAGCTGGACGGCCGACGCAGCGATGTCATTCATCGTTCGCAGGGCAATCTGCTTCAGGTCATCAAAACCCAGGCTGCCCTTGCGGATTGCGCCCAGCAGGCCGCGTTCAAGAGCGGTACCTGCGCGGGCGAAGCCATCCGTCAGCGAGGTGTCGACGGCGCTGCGCATCGCTTCGATATCGGCGCTGAACCCGCTGGTGCCCGCGCGGACTTCGACCATGAGCGTTTCGATGTCATCATCCATGTCGGTCGCGCTCCATCAGGTGTTCGAGCTCATTGCGGCTGACCCCTTCGCCGGGGGGAGTGGTGTCTGCGGTGAAAATGGCTCTGATTTCCGCCGGTGTGGCGGACCAGAAATCCGTCGGTCGCCAGCACAATTGCCGGCAAACAAGGCCCGCCAACCGCGCCGCGTGCGCAGCGAAGTTCTCGTTCACGCGCGCCCTTGCAATATTTGTTGCAGCACCGCGCGCAGCGGCACCGCCGCCCCGGCCAGCCCGACCGCCAGCACCGCTTCGCCCACCTCGTCGCGCGTCAGCGCGCTTCGGTCCGCCAGACAGTGCCAGAACAGGCTGGCGATCTCGCCCAGCCGCAACTGGCCGCTGCCCGCGCGTTCGACCAAGGCGAAGAGCGGGCCAAGCTCCTCCTCTGCCGCGACCAGCGCGGTGAAGCTGGGGCGCAACACATGCGCGCACCCGGCGATGGTCAGCAGCGCCTCGCCGCGCGCCGGATTGGCGCTCCCGGCGCCGCTCATGCGGGCACCACCGCGCCCGAGCTTTCCAGTTGGAGCGTGTAATTGCGCTCGCCGTTGAAATCGCCCGCGTAATCGAGCCGCTGGACGAGGAACTTGCCCCGCAATTTCTCGCCGTCTTCGAACGACAATTCGTAGTCGTTCACCGCCCCCGCCAGCGCATTGGCGCGCACCGTGGCCTCGGCGGTGCTGCCGAGGAAAATCCCCGCCGCGCTGACCGAGACCGAGCGCGTCCCCGCGCCGGACAATATGTCGCGCCAGCCGCCACTCTCCTTGTGCGTCACGACCACGGCATCGCCATTGATCGACATCTGGGTGGTGCGAAGGCCAGCGACGGTCTGGTAGACAACCGGCGCAGCGCCGTTGCCGATCTTGAGCAGGAAGGCAGAGCCTTTTTGTGCAGGCATGGGGGGTTCTCCGTATCTGGTGGATCAGTTGGCGAGCAGGCGGAAACGGTATTCGAGCAGCACCGCGCGTTCGTGCCGGGCGCGTTGTTCGACGCGGGCGCGCAGGAAGGTGCTGCTGACGATGCGCAGGCCGGTTTGGGCGGCGGGCAGCGCGGCGATGCGGTCCTCGATCAGCGCGGCCAGCGTGCCGGTCTCGCTAGGCTCCTCACCGCGCGTGTGCAGTTCGAGCGCGATGCGGACCTCGCGGCCCTTGCGGTCCTTGGTGCTCCAGTCGGTGCTGGCGCTGGCGGCTATGCCGAGCCAGGGGGCGGAGGTGCGGGTGGGCACTTCCTCGGCGATGGCGTTGAGCGCGTCGGCCAGCGCCGGGTCCGCCGCCAGCCAGCCGGTCAGTGCGCTGCGCAGGGTGTTTTCCATGGTCTATCGCTCCCGGCTGAAGTTGGGCCACAGCGACGCCGCGCGCCGCCATCGCAGCGGATCGCGGTGCAGGCGGCGGCTTTGGACATGCGCGGCAGCCAATTGCCGCGCGCGCTCGGTCAGCCGGGCTACGAACCCGGCATCGGCGCCGCTCATGCCAGCCGCATCCGCCGGAACGGGTGCCACAGCGCGGAGATCGCGCTTGGCGGTGCCGCGCTGGCCGCATCGTCCTGGCGCGCGCGGAAGTGGAACGCGGCGAGCCGGATCATCCCGTGGCGGAGCGCGGCGGGCAGTGCCTCCCACGTCGCTGAGAGGCCGGCAGTGAAGGTCACTGCAATTCTAACCGCTCCGGATGGATTTATTACGCTGATCTGACCAATCTGGTCAAACGTGATGTCGATCAGGTATTGGCTCGAAGGGATCGCGAACCGCGAACCATCGGCGGCAATGCCCTCGACGCCGGTGATCGAGCGCACCGGCGCCAGCCCGAGCGCCTGCCAGCCGGACGCGGCGGGGAGCACGTCCTCGAATGTGGTCTCGAGCGGCACCGCGCGGGTGAACGCCTCGCAAGTATCCAGCGCGGTCCGCAACAACTGGGTAAGCGCGGCATCCTCGCGGGCCGTGGTGATGGCGAGCCACAGTTTGAGCTCATCGAGAGCCGAGCCGGGCAGGATGGCCGGCGTGACGATTGCCCGCTGCATGGCGGTCTCCTTTGGTGGAGTGGAAGGAAAAATGGGCGCGCCCGCCGCGCGCGGGGCCGGGGGCGCATCAGCACCGCCCGGCCCGATCGAACCGGGTTAGGCTTCGATCTTCAGCAGCTTGATCGCCGCCGAATCGAGCACTTGTCCGCCGATCCGCTTGGTGGCGTAGAAGTGCACGAACGGCTTGTTGGTGAACGGATCGCGCAGGATCTGCGTGGCCGAGCGTTCGGCGATCAGGTAGCCCTGCTTGAAATTGCCGAACGCGATCGGGAAGGTGCCCGCTGCGATATCGGGCATATTCTCGGCTTCGACGATCGGATAGCCGAGCAGCCGGTCGGGCTGGCCCTCGACCAAACCCGGCTGCCACAGGAACGCGCCGTCGCTGGTCTTGAGCTTGCGGATCACCGCCAGCGTCGCCGAATTCATCACCCAGCTCGCGCCCTGGCGGTAGCCCGAGCGCAGCGCGTGCATCATGTCGATCAGCTTGCTTTCGGGATTGGCGTTGAGCCCGGTCGCCGCGCCCGAGGCGAGATATTGCATTGTGCCGAACGGGCGCGTCGCGTCGCCGACCAGCGACTTGGCCGAACCGAGGAAGCCCAGCGGCTGGTTGACCCCGGTGCCGCCGACAAAGGCAGCGCCCTCGGCGCGGGCGAATTCGAACGCGATTTCGCTCGCCAGCCAGCTTTCGAGGTCGAACGCCGCATCGTCGAGCATCGCCTGACTCGCCGCCGGGTTGGCGTAGAGTTCGCCCGAGGGCGGGGCGATTTCGGCGAAACTCGGGGTGGCGGTTTCGGGGCGGGCGGCGCCTTCGCTGACCCAGCCCGAGGCCACACCGCCGGTGGCGATCAGCTTGCGGTAACCTGCGGTGCCGACCTGCACCACCTGCGCGATCCGGCGGATCGGCGAGATGTCGCGCAGCTGGCTGGCGATCATCGCGTCGATCTCGCGCGGCACGGCATAGCCGCCCTGCGCCGGGGTGAGGCCGCTGAACGATTTCAGCTCGGTTTCGGAGCCGCGGCGCAGGTAGCCATCGACGAAGCTCTTGACCTCGGGCGTATCGGTGGCGGCGATCCCTTCGAGCGCGGGCCGGGCGGCGGCGCGGCTGACGCGGTCCATCCGCGCCTTCACCTCGTCCACATCCGACCGCAGGACCTTGATCGCCTGCTCGCAATTGTCCTGGCGCGAGACCAGATCGAAGGTCTGCGAGAGGACTTCGGTTTCGATTTGCATATCCATCGGGGCATTCACCTTTTCGGGTTGTCGGGCACAAAAAAGGCCGCCCCAATCGGCGGCCATCGGGGGGTAAAATTGAGGTGGGCTACTGCACCAGATGCACCCGCGCGCCGTGCTGGAGCGGGTGGGTGACGAGGCTGACTTCGAGCAGCTCGATATCTTCCAGCACCCGGCCCGCGGGGAGGTAGCGGAAGGCGCGGGCGCGGTAGCCGAAGCTGAGTCCGTCCACCCGCCGGGCGAGCAATTCGCCCACCGCGCGGCTATCCGGGTTGTCGATCCGCGCGATCACCCGCAGTCCGCGGTCGTCCTCAGCGGCGAATTCGACCTCGCCGATCTGCTGGTCCGCGCGGTGCTGCCAGAACAGCGGCAACGGTTCCGTGCGGTCCGCCAGACTGCGCACGAACGCCCCCTTGCGGATGGTGTCGCGCGCACCGTCGCGTACATCGAACAGCGCGGCATAGCCCGCGATCCGCAGGCTCAACGCAGCAGTTCCGGCGCGCCGATGCGCAGCGCGATCCCGATCAGCAGCAGCGCCATCGCTCCGCGCAAAATCCAGTCGAGCACCGCCTTGGTCGCGCTCGCCTTGGCCGCGCGCCATGCGGCGAGCAGCTCGCGCAATTCGTCGATATCGTCCTGCGCCTTGGCATCCTCCAGCCCGAGCCGGCGCAGCACCCGGTTCGCGCCGAGTTCGCTCGCCTCCTCGACGATGGCGCGCAGGGTGACGAGGTCGCTGCCGCCCCCGGTCGCCTGGCCTTGCGCCTGCGCGATCAGCGCGGTCAGCATGTCTTCGCGGTTCATTGGGCATCTCCCACAGTCAGGCCAAGCAGGCCGCGTTTCTCATCGGGGGTAAGGAAATCGGCGGCGGTCACCTGCGCCCACAGCCGCTCGCGGTCCTCGCTCAGCGCGGGCACGCGATCGAGATCGACCCGCAGCGACAGATCGGGGAACGAGGGCCGCAGCCCTTCCTCCAGCCCGCTCAAAATCTTGCCCAGCAGCGGCAGCAGCGTCAGCCGCCACAGCGCGCGGTTGGCCTCGCGGTAATTGGCGTAGGTGTTGTCGCCCGGCAGCCCGAGCAGCATCGGCGGCACCCCGAACGCCAGCGCAATATCGCGCGCGGCAGCCGCCTTGAGCTCGGCAAAATCCATGTCGGCGGGGGACAGCGACAGCGCCTGCCACTTCAGCCCGCCTTCGAGCAGCATCGGCCGCCCGGCATTGCCGCCGCCCTGGAACGCCTGCGCCAGTTCGGCCTTGAGCCGGTCGAACTGGTCGCTCGTCAGCCCGGTGGCATCCGGCCCCCCATCATAGACCAGCGCCCCCGAAGGCCGCGCCGCGTTTTCGAGCAGCGCGCGGTTCCAGTCGGTCGCGGCGTTGTGCACCGCCACCGCCTGCTCGGCGGCGCTGAGGCAGCCCGCGCCGTAATGGTCGTCGCCCGGATGGAACGCCTTGATATGGATGAGCGCGGGCCAGCCGTTTTCGTCCTCCAGCGGCAGCTCGATCCGGGTTTCGCCGATCCGATAGGTCCACGCGCGCGGCCAGCCATCCGCGCCGGGGACCACGGTCAGGCGCTCGGGGCGCAGCGCAAACAGCTCGGTCGGCCTGCCCGCCGCATCGCGCGCGACCTGCACGAAGCCATTGCCGTGCAGCAGCACGCTGGCGGCGAGCGTTTCGAGCAGCGACTGCCCTGCGCTGGTGGCGCGCACCAGCGCCAGCGCCGCCTCGTCTGCCGGCGCGAGCGGCGCGCTGGCCACCCCATCGGCGACGATTCGCACCGCGCGCTGCGCCACCGGATTGTCGAGGAAACCGCGCTTCACCGAAGCGGTGTAGTCATACGCGCCGCGCCCGGCGGTGCCGCCAAACGCGGTCGCCCAGGGCGAGACAAAGCCGCGCGCCAACGGCACGCGCGGCCCCCCGCCGCCCTTGAAGGCGGCGGTGAGCGTGGCGAGGAAGGACATGGGAAGTTCTCCTGTAACCGGTGTAAAAACCGTTTGAACTCAACCTACCCCCTGCCGTCACCCCGGACTTGATCCGGGGTCCCGCTGTGTCCGCGGCAAGGTGCGAGTGAAGCGGGATCCCGGGTCAAGCCCGGGATGACGGGGTGGGTGGGTTGGCGGCAGCCCCTCAGATTTCGAGAATGCGCGGGCTACCCCGCAGCCCGAGCATCAATTCGGTCATCGCATATACCAGCGCATCGGCGCGGTCGGGGCTGCGGCCCGGGCCTTCGTAGGCGCCGCCGGTCATCAGGCCGCATAGCTGGTCCTCCAACTGCGCGAACCGGCCGACATGGCGCACCCGCCCCGCCTCGTACAAGGCGGCCACGGGTTCGGAGCGCGCCGCCTTGCCGCGGCTGGCGTGGACCAGCTTGACCGGCAGCGAGCAATCGGCGGCGCGCAAAACGCTCTCCACCATATCCCCGCCCTGGTTGGCTTCGGCGACCACGCGGTCGGCTTTCCACTTCGCCACCGTGCCCGCCACCTTGCGCGCCCAGCTTTCGGGGCTGGGGCGGACCAGCGAGGCGTCTTCGAGCACATAGGCCACTCCGCTGGCCCCCACGCCGACCACCACGATCCCGCATTGGTCGCCGCGCGCGCTGGCGGGGGGATCGACCCCCACCACCACCCGCACCGTATCCTCCTGCGGCAGCAGCACGCGGCATTGCTCGATCAGCGCGTGGCTCCACAGCGCGCCTTCGATGTCGCGCAGCAATTCGCCGTCCAGTTCCTGCCGCCCCAGCGCGGTACGGCCCAGCTCGCGGTGCATCGCGGCGATGAACCGGGCGGGCAGATGCTCGGCGTTGTCATAGGTGCTGCCGCGCGTGACCTGCGCCTCGCCGCTTTCGGCCAGCGCGAGCAGGCGGTGGAGCAGCGGTACGCTGCGCGGGGTGGTGGTGGCGAGCAGGCGGGGTGCATCCCCCAGCCGCAGGCCGAGCTGGAGATTGTCCCACGCCGCCATCGCCCGCCCGCCGTTCTGGCCAAAGCCGCCGCTATTGTCCCACTTGCCGATTTCGTCGCACCACGCATGGCTGTGCTGGGGCCCGCGCAGGCTTTCGGGCTCGGCGGCGGAATAGAGCGTCGCCTGCGCGCCCGAATCCCAGGTCAGCCGCCGCAGCGATGGCTCGAACCGCGGGCGACGATCGCCCGAATCGCAGGCGAGGATGCCGCTTTCGCCTTCGACCATCACCGCGCGCGCCTCCACCAGCGAACTGGCGACGAGCGCGATGCGCGCCTGCTGGTCCGTTTCGGCGATGCGGCGGACCCATTCGGCCCCCGCGCGCGTCTTGCCGAACCCGCGCCCGGCGCAGATCAGCCAGATCCGCCAGTCGCCGGGCGGCGGCAATTGTTCTGCACGAGCCCAGTACGGCCAGTAGGCGAGGAGTTGCTTTGCTTCATCTTCGGCCATTTCATCGGGCTGGCCGGTGCGCACCGGCGCCGTTTGTATGGAGGCAAAGGGTGCCGGTGTGGTTCGTGAGATTGCGCGAATGGTCTGCAGACGGCGCTCAAGCGAGCCCATGGTTCTCGGGTCCCATCCGCCCATCCTCCACCAGCAGCTGCTGCACCTGCGCTTCACGGGTGCGCATCAGTTCGAGCTTCGCGTTGAGCGCGGCGACATATCCGCCCTGTTCCCGCGGGCCGCGGGCCGCGCGTTCGCTGGCGATGGTTTCGCGGTGCAGCGTTAGCAGGCGCAAGGCCGCGGCAAAGTCGTATTTGGGATCGTCCTTGCCGGTGCCACTGCGCAGGCGTTCGAGCACTTCCATTTCCAGATGCGCGTATCCTTCCAGCAGCGCTTCGTGCCACAGGTCGCGAAAGACCTGCTCCATCCGGCGCACCTTGTAGGCGCGGCTGGGGTTTATTCCGGCAAAACGCGCGGCTTCGGACACGTTGGAGGTTTCGGCCAGCCTGTCGAGAAACAGCCCGCGCCAGTGGCGATCCAAATATGCCCGTTCGCCCGCTTTCTGCTCGGGGCGGATTTTCGTTTTCTGAACCAT